CTCATGACATGTGGTCGGGTGCCGGAGATCCCCTTAAATGGATGCAACGCCCGCACTCTATTCTCGAAGGCTGGGAGGCTAGAGTCGAACTTAAATTTCCCAACGGCAGAGATTGCCGCATCCATGCAGCGCACGATATGCCGGGTCACAGTCAATGGAATAGCCTTCATGCTCAGAACAAAATGGCGCGGTGCAAAAGGAACGCTTCGCTCTATATAATCGGCCACCGGCACAACTGGGCTTTGGGTCAGATCGAACTCGTAGAGCAAGAAACCACAGCGTGGCTTGCCAGAGCGAGAGGCTACAAATTCCATGACACTTATGCGTTCACCAAAGGTTTTGAGCAACAGCGTTTTGGGCAGGCAATCATGCAGGTCATTGATCCGCATAACACTAACCCTGTTTCATGGGTGCAATGTTTTGCTGATCCGCTTGAGGGTGCGGAATATCTGCAGTACCGGCGACAGCTTCGCAAGTAACAGCCGCATAGCCAGCGATATCCACGAATGAATCATCGTGGTCGCTGTGCTTTAATCTGGCTACCTTGAGTAGTGTCATCATCATGCCAACATCCTTGACTGTGAACGGCACTTCTTTATATGCCGACCACAGGGCTGCAATGTTGTTGAAGTTATCAAACGGTGTGCCGTAGTTTTCACCACGGCTGCGGGTTGCATTGAATGCATCTTCGAGCAGGTCTGATCTGTTCATTATTTTTCCTTTGAAAATTTTTCGTATTCACCAAGTGATGACCAGCCACCTTCTAATTCGGTGGCGCGTGCGTAATAAATACCAACATCATTATCAACAACATCATCTGCAAACGCATCTGCCGGCAGGTTGTTTGGCTTTGGTGCATAGAACTTACGGCGTTCAGCATCGTCATAGCCATTGATGCTAGACCAGCATCTATTTTCTGGGTTGCGTGCTTGATATGTGCCGTGATTGTTGCCTGTCCTGCGGAATAGAGCCATCTATTGAACCTTTCTTTGTGCTGATTTTGTGCTGAAATGCGTGAATACTTATGGTTAAAGAGTGATAAAAAGCGTAAAACCTGCATAAATGCAGATGCACAGCCAAACTAAATAGCTGCGTAACATACTGATAAATAAAGAGAGTATGGTGCTGCCAGCGTGATTCGAACACGCGACCTCACCCTTACCAAGGGATAGTACGTTGCTTATAACTACCGGATTACGTTGACTTTTTCTCATTCTAACCTCATCAGTGTGTCGCGAATGTGCTGATCTGAAACAGATGCGTATCGAAGCACCATCCGTTCAGATGACCAACCCCCCAGTTTCATTAGGGTTGGGATCGATGCGCCCTTCATTACAAGCTGGCTTGCCCAGTGATGTCGCCAATCATGTATAGTGAAGTCTGATATGCCTGCTTTTTTGCAGGCTCTTATGTGCAGCCCCTTGATGCTATCGCCATGTGAGTATGGATCACCCTTGCTGTTGGTGAAGATATATTCATGGTTGTTCTGATTGGATAGCATAGCTCGTTTTGCACGCGGATGTATCGGTACAATTCTGCGCTTACCTGATTTAGATTTGTCTATGATGATAGTGTCCATGTCGAAATTGACATGCTGCCACTTGAGGTAAAGTGCTTCTGATTTGCGGAAGCCTTGATAGCAAAGTGTAATAAAGAATGGTTTAATAAATTCTGGGTATGCATCTAATAGTTTTTCTTGCTGCTGCTTACTTAGGAAACGAATGCGGTCATTTGCTTCTTGAAGTTTAGGTATCTGAACTGGCGCAGATACATGGTTTGCTATAGCAACCAGCGTTGCTCTGACGCGATTGATGTGTGATGACTTACAATCACCAAGGCTAGTGCGAACAAATTTATTCCATGCATCTGCATTAATCTCCGATATCGGTGTTGATTTAAAATAACCGACCAGTGTTTTAATATTATACCAGTCGGTCATGCTTTTGTTGTTGAACCAAAGGTCTGCTGCTTCTGGCAATGGCATCAAAGTTACCTTGCCTTGCAGATCATTGATAGCGCGTTGCTCTATTATTCGGCAGACATCATCGGCTTTGCCCTTTCGGGTTTGGCCGGTAGATTGTCTGACTTCGATTGACTTACCGGCAAACGATACGACACCACGGATGTGGTAGTATTTTCCACGTTTGTATGTGCGTAACATTGGGTCAGACTATCCTTTAGATTTTGCAACTGCCTGTCATCCATTGAACAGGCGTGACCAATACGCATAAACTCAAGCTTGTTATCTTTGATATGCTTCTTGAGAGTACGCGTATTGATGCCAAACATTTCACCTATTGAATCAAAATGGTATATCATCTGCAACAACTGCTTGTTGTGGTGCAGGTGATGGGGCAGGCGCAGCCCTACCATTTGATGATTGCTTGGCTTCGCGCTTGAGCGACAAGAACTTAACACCCTTGTCCGACTCAGAACGCCACGCAGCTATGCGCATGTCGCCATCCATCGGGCCAGAGTAAGCTGGTTGTTTGTTCTCATCTGTTGCATCTTCATTAAGATACAACACACCAGCACGCTGATAGACAACAAACACATCACGGCCTTGCTTGTCAGTGTCAGTGACAAGGGCTAGGCCTTTCTTGCCGTCACCATCCATGTCGATGCTGCCGGTAAGAACAAGGCGTTGCTGATCCATTGGGGGGAACACTGCCCCCCGATTGGTGTTATCGTATTCCAATTAGAATTCTCCTACGGCTACGTTATTGTTAGGCTTGATAGTTTGCACCGGACGCTTTGGTGCGACTGAAGCGGCATTGCCATCGTCATCTTCTGACGGCAAACCAAACGCAGCTTGTAAGCCATAGCGTTTGGCATAGGTAATGCCACTGCCCATCTTCTGCGGATCGGTTGGATCTTTAGATCTGATGGGGGTTCTGGATTCACGGCTCTCGCCGGATGGTGCATGCATCAGCACAGTGCGGATGAATGTCATGCCGGTTTCGCCATGGAATTCAAAGTCAACTTCTTGCGTGAAGCACAGCCCGAACTTGGTGGCCTGTGTTGCAGCTTCTATGACAGCTTCAAGCGTGGCATAGTTGCTTTTGAAGTGTGGGTTCTTGCCATCTTTCTTGGCAACAACGGACATTTTTTGGAACTCAAGCAGTGCTTCTGCTAGGTTCTTTGGCTGCTTGTCAGTCATCTGTACCTCCTGTGACTGTGATGCGGCATGCGCCGCGCTTGTCACGCTTGATGGCGAGGATGTCGCAATAGACTTCTCGCTCATCATCAGCGATCATTGAACGTAATTCTTTCTTGATCACATCATGCTTCTTGGCTTCCGGCATAGACATGCAGTAGTCGTAGGCTAGTGATGTGAACTGATTATCTTGGCTGGCATCTCTGATCTTGAGGCCATCGATCTTGATAGCAGACCAGTCAACGCGAACAGCGTTAGTGTTAGCTGGCTCAGTGTCATCGGTAACGTGCTGCCAGAAGGCTGCAGTTAGATCTACGATCTCACTTAGATATGCAGAGGATCTTTCGATCTGCGCATGGTCATAGTCATTGCCAAAGATGACAGACAGATGCGCCCTGTTCATGTTTGACAGGTGCATATATAGCTGGATCTGTGGCATGTATGATTCAATCATGTCAGCCATGCGGCGGTTGCTGCTTGTGTGTTTGCATTCGAGCAGAGACTTTACGCCTTGCTCGTCAGTGACGATGGCATCAACAGTACCTTTGAATGGTACGCCCCGCAGAACTTGCGTGAACTCAGCTTGCTGTACTGTAGCGTCATGCCCTGTGTCACGGCAAAACCAGTCAATGTTGAACTGCTCTGTCTGCGTGCCAAGGTTGACCTTGAAGATGTGGCTTAGATCATCAGGCTGCTTGCGACCTGTCTTGACCAACCATAGGTCATGCCAGTCGCCGCGCATGATCGAGTACAGATCTGACCCGCCAATAAATCCCTGTCTATTCATAATACCTCCTGTATTTATACTGCATTATTGCACATCTATCTGCCATTTACAATGCATTTATGCAGTCTATCGCACAACAGCTTGCGTGTTCTGTAGATAGGTGACATATGCTTGTAGAATTCTGCAAAGCTAGGCCAGAACGTGGCAGTCTTGGTCACTTCTTTGAATGCATAGATAACAATGTCGGCTGGGTATTCTGACAACTCAGCGGCCAATGCCTTGGTCTTGGTTGTCATCATCTTTGCCGTCAGTGTATTGGGCAGAACAATCAGCGTTGCAAGCATGGCAATCCGCTGCTCGATATTTGTGGTCGGCAGCGGAACCATGCTTGTCAACACTTGGTTATATGCTTGCTGCAATTTATCTGGGTCAGCGTCAGTAATCTTGAAGCCAACGGTATTGAATTCTTGGTCGTGTATTTTTTCAACCGATGGAATCAAGGTACTCACTGAATCGATCACTCTGGTCGTGACCTCGATGGGGCTGGCTGCTTGCTCTAACCTTGCTAGTGCTTTGTCTTGTTGTGCCTCCCCTAATCCTGCGACACCAGCCACGATAGGCAAGGTCGAAGTCTTTGAAGGTGTTGCCCTTTGATCGATGGAAATCACAGAACTGACTTGCTTCATACTCATGATTAATGGCCTCCTGCCCATTGCGTGAGCGTGCATCATTGATGTCAGCAACAACTTTGGCAGATGGCTGCCAATCTTCTGGTACTTGCATCTTGCTTGCCCTCTTAGGTGTTTGATTGGTTCTTGATAGGTTACTGCCCCGCTCTGGGGCAATGGATGCCCCACTCTGGGGCAGTAGTATCCTATATCTGGTTGATGTGAACGGCTGATGGATGCGCTCGATGTGACCTAACTCGATGAGCAAGGCCAGCTTGCGTGACACTGTGCCTGTTCCCATGCCAGTTACTTTGGATAGCGTTTCGATACTAGGCCAACAGATGTTTTCGTCATTGGCATAGTCTGCCAACGTGACAAGCATCCACTTGGCAAGCGCATCTCTGATGTCAGCCTTCATAGCCGCAGCCATAGTCATAAACATTTATGACCTCGTTTCTTTAGTGCGAAAGAATCCGTCATGCTTTGGATGTAGATGCATGAAGTAACGTGCGTAATAAGCGCGATGATTATTGCTAAGCTTAAACTCACGCTCACATTTGGTTTCGATATCAGTGTGCCAACGGATACGCTCGAACACAGAATTGATTGAGTAGTTATTGTAACCACGATTGATTACATCAAAAGTAAACTGCTCAACCAAATCATAGACATGCGGATTTTCTTTGTGGAATTCCCACCATTTGTGCTTCAGACTATCAGACATAGATCCTCCTTGCCACTG